CGCAAGCCCGGCGCAATCCTTGGCGTCTGTCGGCATCGTGTTCTCGGCCTTTCACGTCGCGATCAACGACAATTCGGCGCTGCCGAGCGATGTCGAGAAGCTGGCCATCGACGCGGCGACCGCCGCCGCGAGCAAGAAACTCGCGGCCGCGATTCCGGCACTGTTCGCCGACGCGGGCGCGGTGATGAAGGATGTGGCGGCGCCGGGCGCCTGACCCGCGCAACCGCGAAGGGACATCGCATGAAACGCCTGCAAGGCCGCGGCGCCGCGATCGTGGCGCTGATGCTGCCGGTTGCCGCGTGCGGATCGCTCACCCCGGCGCAGACCGTCGCGGTGAGCGACACGGCGCAGACCGTGCTGGTCACGGGCGCCGCGTGCGCCGCCGATGCGCCGGCGATCGGCAGCAAAACCCTGGTCGTGGCCAGGACGCTCGCCGCCGATCCGACATGTTCGGCGGCACTCGGCGCGCTGGTCGCGGCCGGCGCCGCGGCGAGTGCCATCGTCACCGTCGTAACGCCTGCCGCGCCGTAGCATCGGGATCGCCATGCACCGCTTGCTCAATTCGCTGAAAGCGCAGTCGGCGGCTTTGGATCTGGCGGGCGGGCGGCCGCGCTTCGGGACCGTCGTCAGCGTCGATCCGAAGCGTCATGCGGCACGGGTGTCGCTGCAGCCGGAAGGGGTGATGACCGGATGGCTGCCGGTGCTCAGCCCGTGGGTGGGCGCCGGCTGGGGCATGTGCGTGCCGCCGCAGCCAGGCCAGCAGGTGCTGGTGCTGCCGCAGGACGGCGACGGCGAGCACGGGGTGATCGTGGGCGGGGCCTGGAGCGACGCCTCGACCACGCCGGGCGCGCCGGTGGGCGAGCTGTGGATGGTCCACCAGACCGGCAGCTTCATCAAGCTGGTCACCAACGGGACGGTGCAAGTGCAGGGCGATCTGCATGTCAACGGCGACGTGTATGACCGGCACGGCAGCATGGACCGGCTGCGGCGCAATTACGACGCGCATGTCCACGGCGGCGTGCAGCCCGGCGGCGGCGATACCGCGACCACGTCGAACCCCGATCCGGAGTAGCCGATGCCCGATCTGTCTCAGCTGTACGGCAACGACCTGGTGATCGCGGCCGGCGGGGATCTGGCGACCGTGGACACCACCATTCTCGGGCAGCAACGGGTGCTGCGGCGGCTGCTGACCAATCCCGGCGACTATCTGTGGAACGCCAGTTACGGCGCGGGTCTCGCGCAGTTCGTCGGCCAGCCGGCGAGCGCGGGGCGCATCCGTTCGGTGATCCGCAGCCAGATCTTCCAGGAGGCGGTGGTGGCGCGCACGCCCGAGCCGGTGATCGACGTGCAGGTAAGCCCTGGCGGCACCGTCACCGCGCTGGTCAGCTACGCCGACAGCACCACCGGCGAGACGCAGGTGTTGAGCTTCAGCGTCGGAGAAGTCTGAGCATGAACCTCAATCTTCGCACCTTCGACACCATCGTCGCCTCGGGTGCGGCGGCCGTGCAGGGGGCGGCGACCACGGTGCTCGACCTGACCGTGGGCTCGGTGCTGCGCGCGATCCTGGAGGCGAACGCGGGCCTCGGGCTGTGGCTGCAATGGCTGCTGCTGCTGGTGTTGCAAACCACCCGGGCGGCAACCAGCAGCGGCAGCGACCTGGACAGTTGGATGGCCGATTTCAGCCTGACGCGATTGCCGGCGGCGACCGCGACGGGAGCGGTGACGTTTTCCCGCTTCACGGCGGTGACGGCCAGCGTGGTTCCGGTCGGCACCACGGTGACGACCTCGGACCTGTCGCAGAATTTCACCGTGATCGCCGACCCGACCAACGCGGCCTGGAGTGCCGCGCAGAACGGCTTCACGCTGGCGATCGGCGTCGCCTCGGTGAGCGTCGCGGTGGCGGCGGCGGTCGCCGGCAGCGCGGGAAACGTGCAGGCCGGCGCGATCACGTTGATCGGCGCGGCGATCCCGGGCGTGGATACCGTGGTGAACGCGGCCCCCACCGTGGGCGGCATGAACGCCGAGACCGATCCGGCGCTGCGGGCGCGCTTCGCCGCCTATCTGGTCAGCCTGTTCAAGGCCACCACGGCGGCGATCGGCTACGCGGTGTCCACCGTGCAGCAGGGGCTGCAATACACCATCCAGGAAAACGTGACGCAGAGCGGTGCCGCGCAGCCTGGCTGCTTCGTGGTGACGGTGAACGACGGCAGCGGCGCGCCGCCGGCCTCGTTGCTGACGGCGGTGCAGATCGCCATCGAGGGCGTGCGCCCGGTCGGCTCGATCTGGACGGTGGTCGGCCCGACGGTGCTGACGGCCAATGTGGGCATGAGCATCGCCACCGTGCCGACCGTGTCGCACGCCGCCATTACCGCGCAGGTTGCCGGCGCCATCAGCGCCTTTGTCGATGCGCTGCCGGTGGGCGTGACGCTGCCGTGGTCGCGGCTGGCGCAGGTGGCCTATGACGCATCGCCGTCGGTGACCAACGTCACCGGCGTGCTGGTGAACAGTGCGACCGCCGACATCGTGCCGACCCCAGGCCAGGTGGTGATGGCGGGCAGCGTGGTGGTGTCATGATCGGCGATGCCGCCGACATGATCGCGCGGTTGGCGGCGCTGCTGCCGCTGCGCTGGTTCGGCGACGTGACGCCGGTGCTGTCGGCGGTGCTCGCCGGCCTCGCCGACGGGTGGGCGTGGCTGTACACGATGCTGACGTATGCGCGGTTGCAGACGCGCATCGCCACCGCGACCGACAGCTTCCTCGACCTGATCTCGCAGGACTTCTTCGCGGCCAGCCTGCCGCGCCGCTTCGGCGAGACCGACGCGTCCTTCCGGTCGCGCATCCAGGCTGAGATGCTGCGCCCGCGCGCGACGCGTGCCGCAGTGATCGGCGAGCTGGTCAATCTGACCGGGCGTATGCCGGTGGTGTTCGAGCCGGCGCGGCCAGCCGATACCGGCGTGTATGGCAAGGCGCTCGGCTACGGCGTGGCCGGCGGCTGGGGCAGCCTGAAGCTGCCGTTCCAGTTCTTCGTCACCGCGTTTCGCCCGCTGGGCACCGGTGTGCCGCTGGTCGCCGGCTGGGGTCACGCCAGCACCGCCAACGGCGCCGGCGGCTGGGGCGTAGGGGCCATCGAATACGCCAGCCTCGCGCAGGTCGAGAGCCAGGTGACCGACGCCGACATCGACGCCGCGATCGCCGACACCGTGCCGGTGGCTGTGACCGCCTGGACCCGCATTTCCAACTGAGGACCAGCATGGACCGCATCATCGTCTACCCGGGCGCGATCCCGCTCGACACCGACATGCTCAACACCAACCGCAACACCATGACGGCGCTGCACGCGCTGATCTCGGCGACGCTGGGCACCACCACGGCGCTGGACGGGCTGACGGTGTCGGCCACCGTGCCCGCTTCGATGAACGTGACCGTGGCGCAGGGCAGCATCACCCAGCTCTCGCCGATGGACAGCACCGCCTACGGATCGCTCGGCATCGACACCACCGACACGGTGATGAAGATGGGCATCCTGCTCGATCCGGTCACGCTGGCGCTGACCGCGCCGGCGACCGCCGGCACCTCGATCGGCTACCTGATCGAGGCGGAGTTCAGCGAGGTTGACGTCGACCCGGTGGTGCTGCCGTACTACAACGCGGCCAACCCGGCGGCGCCGTATCTCGGGCCGGGCAACACCGGGACGGCGCAGGCGACGCTGCGCCAGCAGCAGGTGACGCTGCTGCTGAAGGCGGGCGCCGCGGCGCCGACCGGCTATCAGGTGGTGCCGCCGATCGACCCCGGCTGGGTCGGGCTGGCCGCGATCGTGGTCAACTCGGGCGCGACGCAGGTCAATCCGGGCGACATCGCGATGGCGCCGCAAACGCGGTTCGCGTCGTGGAAGCTGCCCGACCTGCGGCCCGGGTTTGCCTTCGCGAGCGCCTTTTCCACCAGCGCAAACTTCGTGGTGCCGGCCGGGGTGACACGGCTGAAGGTCACGGTGATCGGCGGCGGCGGCGC